TTGGACTGGGGCGATCTTGACACGGTGCGAGAGGGTGATGAGGTGCCACTTGACGTGAAGCTGGAATGCACCTACGAGCACATTACAACGGGCACTGCGGAAGTGATTACTCCGTTGGACGCGCTTAAGGGTACCGGCGGCGCGGCCGAGTGGGTCAGTGCTTCATCTGACCTGTGCGAACCGTATGCTATTGACATTGAGGTCGAGCATGTCCCGCCTTGTGGAGGCGCGCAAAAGGAATTCACGCTCTTCCCAGACTTCAGGGCCGACACGAAGGAAGTCAATTTCAAGGACGCGAACATCGCGCTCACTGGCAAGTGCAATGTCATTGAGCCGGTTGTGACACGTGAGGACGCCTAACAAAGGAAGGTGACACATGGCACGAATTGAACTTCGTGACTGTATCGTTCGATTTAAGGATGGCTTTGGTGGGACGGCCAAGGTCAACGATCCGGATGGTGCTCTTGCTCCACTCGCAACTGTGATGGAGATCGACACTGTTGCCGATCTCACCAATCTCACTGATCTTGTTCCAGTGGGAGCACGTTTCACTGTCGTTGGTGAGACTGATTTGCCGGTTCATGTAGTGACGGCGCAGGACGCCAACGAGAAGCAAAGTGTGACGATCGACGCCACGGGCGGAACTTTCACGTTATCGTATGACACGCAAGAGACCGGAAATCTGGCCTACAATATCGCGTTGGCCGATCTTAAGAGTGCGTTGGAAGGTCTCAGCACTATCACCACGGTAAACGTTTATGGTACGGTAGGAAACTACATTGTCGAATTCGTTTCACCTGAAGGAACGGCTCCAACTCTTGTGCTGGTTTCTGATCCAGCACTTCTGACTGGCGGTGCCGGCACGGCAGTGGTTGATACGGTGGCTCTTGTCGGCGTAGTGACTTGCCAGTTGACGTTTACGGCTGGTCTCGTTTCGGCTCCGGCTGATGATGCCGTCATCAATTTCCTCCCGCAGCAAATCGAGATCAAGGTCGGCGATGGAAACATCACCTACACCGAGCATCGGACCTACGAGTACATGTTGGACCGGGGCGATCTTGACACGGTGCGAGAGGGTGATGAGGTGCCACTTGACGTGAAGCTGGAATGCACCTACGAGCACATTACAACGGGCACTGCGGAAGTGATTACCCCGTTGGACGCGCTCAAGGGTATCGGCGGTGCGGTAGGCTGGGTTTCGGCTTCGGCTGACCCGTGTGAACCGTATGCGATCGACATTGAGGTCGAGCACGTCCCACCTTGTGGAGGTGCGCAGACGGAAATTACACTCTTCCCGGATTTCCGGGCAGACACTAAGGAAGTCAACTTCAAGGACGCGAACATCGCGCTCACTGGCAAGTGCAATGTCATTGAGCCGATCATCAATCGTGTGTAATGCGGATTCTTCACCGGTGCCGGATTGCACCCGGCACCCCGGTGACTTTTGAGGGAGAACAAACATGAAGATCGGCGGTCTTGATCCAAAGACTCTTTGCAGTGAGGTGGTTCTGGTTCTGCCGCGCGGCGAACAGAATCTTGTGTTTCGTGCAATCGGATTGAAGGACATGGACACGTTTCTTGCACAGTGTCCCACCCCGCAAGCGCCTGGAAAGCTGACGCGAGACGGTGTTGTCCCAATGACGGACGACCCGACGTACCAGCAAGTGCTCAGCCAGTGGGGGAAGAAGCGACTTGGTTACATGGTGTTTCATTCTTTGAAGCCAAGCGACATTGAATGGGATACCGTGACGGAAAACGATCCTCGCACCTGGTTGAATTGGGAAGGGGACTTGCGTGAAGGCGGATTGAGTGAAGTCGAAGTCGGCCGTGTTCTAGCGCTGGTGATGGAAGCGAATGCTCTGGACGAGAACAAGTTGAAGAAGGCGCGCGAGCTTTTTCTTCTTGGTCAGGTTCAGGAGTCGCCAACATCCTCTGGCCTAACTACCGAACCGGCGAGTATGCCGTCTGGCGAGCCTGCGTAAGGCTAGGGATTCGTCCCCCTGGTGTGAAGGAATCGTGGGATGAGTGCGGGGTTGAAGCACAGGCAATGATTGTTGCTTTCGATCAAACTGCGTCATATGATGAAGAGCGATGGCAGGCTAAATTGGCGGGAGCAACAACATCAGATTCATCTGATAGTGCTCCACCATCAGCAAAGCCACACTCCACATCACGCCCATCGCATAGACGAAGAACCTGACCATGAAGTTCAAATACTCCTACCGGAGCCCACAGATTGATTTTGTCGGTTACAAGAAGGAACTTGACAGGGCGATGCGAGAACTTCTCGCACTGGGCCTTGCCTCTTGGTTGGAGGCGGTCATTGCAGAAGTGCCACTTTGGAGTGGGGCGTCGAGAGCCACGTTTCTCAAGGTAGCGAGTGAGATTGGATACCCAGTTCCGGTCGGCGGGGGACCAGCCCCGCTCGATCGAACTGGAATCGGACAATCGGCGAGTACGGGAGAATTGGTTGCTGACATCGAAAGTGGACTCTATACTTTCACGTATGGCACAAGTCTTCCTTGGCTGATTTGGAACGAGTACCACAACGCGAACTCTGAACCTGATCCTACACTTTTTGGGCAACTGAAGAAACCGGGTCCGTACAATTTTCAGGTTAAAGGTCTCGCGGCGTTTGTTCACGCAACAGGTGATGCTAGTCTACCGCTTGTTGCCCCGTATGTCAAAAGTAAGCGTGTGCGGTAACCAAGATGGCTGACGAAATTCTCAATAAACTGGGCTTCGATGTGACGCAGGCTTTGACTGCGTTGCAGAATCTTGATGCCCAGATGCAAGCCTCGCAGGTGTCATTCCAGAATCATGCTACCCAGTTGGGTACTTGGAATTCTCAGGCTCAGACTGCTCTTGCGACGATGCGTCAGTTGGCCAACGCTGCGGCAGGAATAACTCTGCCATCTTTTCCAACGACTACTGCTGCCCCCACCGCCGCTGCTCAATCGCCTCTTATTTTGCCTCCCGGTCTTCAAACTGAGATCAATCAAGCTGCCCAGAGCATGACGAATTTGGGCACTGCGTCTACGGCCGCTGGCCAGCAGATGGTGCAGGCTGGGACTCAGGGTGCCAATGCGGCAGCAGCGGCTAATACGCAAACACGAGGTTTGATGATTTCGTGGCGGATGCTAACACGCATCGTAATCACGCAGATGATCGTGCGTGCTCTCTCCACGATGCGTAATATGCTGCGTGATGTCACTAGTGCATCTATTGAACTTCAGCGTTCTCTCGCCGAGATTCAAGCGATCACTCCGAAGATTCATGGAGACTTTGTGTCTTTGGGTCGTGAAGCTGGCGAGTTATCAAAGAAGTTCAACATCCCATTGCCGCAAGTAACTGAAGGTCTTTACCAGTCCATCTCGAACCAGTTTGTTGCGATGTCTGATCGCGCCCGTATCATGGATGCGTCGATGAGGTTGGCACGTATCGGCTGTATGGAACTTGATGATGCGGTTCTGTTGTTGACTGGAACTTTGAATGCGTATGGGATGAGCGCTTCAAATGCAGACATAGTTGCAGCCAAGTTTTTCAGAACGATTCAGTTTGGGCGTATACGAGGCAAGGAACTGGCCGATACTATCGGTACAGTTATTCCATTTGCTGCACAGTTAGGAGTCTCTCTCGACGAGGTCGCAGCTTCGTATGTGTCAATGACTATTGGTGGTCTGGAAGCACATAAGACGGCGACCGGTTTGCGGCAAGTGATGGTAGCACTCCTGAAGCCATCCGAGGACTTGAAGAAGTCTCTACGAGAGATGGGTTTCATCTCGCCTGAGCAGTTAGTGCAAGCGAAAGGCTTCCAGGGAGCTTTGGACGCGATTGCTGCATCCTCGAATAACATGGGCTCAGAGATTGTGAAGTCAATCCGAAACGTGCGTGCTTTAACTGCTGAGTTGAGCTTGACACGCGACGGAAGCGAACAAGTTGCCCAAGCGATGGCTGCAATGGAGTCAGCTACGGTCGAAAATTTTGAGAAGCTCTATGAAGAGTTTACCAAGATGCCGGCTGAGAAGTTGACTAAGGAAATCAACGCTCTCAAAGTGACATTGACTCAAGACCTTGGCGCTGCAATTGTTCAAGTACTTGCTGACATGATGGAGTGGCTTGGTGGGGCTGATAAGATGTCGGCCATGATCCAGACGCTTATTATTGTTCTCGCACAAGCTGGAACGGCTGTGTTGGCATTCGCAGCTACGTGGGCTATTTTGAATCTTTCGATGGGGCCTATTGGCGCGGCTTTGCTTCTTGTCGGGGCATCATTGACATACCTTGTGGGGGCGTCAACATACCAATCAATTCGCGCTATTCAGGACATCAAGGCAGTTGCTCAAGCGGCGCGAGACTCGGCTATGCAACGAGTCAAGATTGAAGAGGACGCACTACGAAAGATAGCAGAGGCCGAAGACAAAGCTATTCGTAATTCGATCAAGGTGTGGGAAAACAAAGCAGCGACTCTTCGCCGGGATTTCTTCAAGGCGATGGATGAGTTGAAGGAAAAGAATACGCGCTTGATTGAGGACACCCGCACTACGCTTTCTTCGATGATAGCTGCTCAGGGACGTGTTGTCTCGGCGTATCGAAATGCTGCCAAGGCCGCCACTGACGCGATTGTCCAGTCTCGTGAGCGCCAGGCGAATGCAGAAGCCGCTTACTCGGATGCTGTCTACAAGTACGCACATAAGAATGAGGGAGCCTATCAACGCGCCGAGGCATACATGCGACGGGCTCGTTTCTTGGCGAAAGAAGCTCAAGAAGCGATGGAGGCAGCCAAGTCACCAGAGCAGATTGCTGCGGCTCAAGCAGCTTTCCAACGTGCGGAAGCAGCGGCCGGCGAAGCTGAGCAGATTGCAGGTAGCACTAAGAATATTATTTTGCAGCACGACGCCCAGCGTAATGTCTTGGGCATAATGCGGCAAAAGATTGATGCGGAGCATGCGCTGCAAGAGGTTCAGGCCAAAGAGGCGCAGCACCTCGCTGCAAAAGCCGCTGATGAAGAAGCGCGCCTCAGTACGATGAAGACTTTGATGAAGGCGATCCTCACCGATCTCCAAGCCTTTGACAAAGCCGGAGCCAGAGAGCCAAAGCAGCTTGAAGAGCAGGAAAAACGACTGAGAGCTAATATCGACGCTTTCCGACGTGAATGGACGACCGGTCAAAAGGTCGAGGTCGCAGATTTGATGGCTTTCGATCAGCTTCAGCAGCGAGTGAATATGGCTGTTGAAGGTGGGCTCACTGACGTTAAAATCCAAGAGTTTTTTGGTACTCCCGAATCCTTCGCCAAGTTGCGGGAGGACATATCAAAGGGTGTTGGTCCCGTTAGGATTCTCATGGAGGCATCTGTTCGGTACGATCCAGAATTAAAGAAAATGCTGGAAGGCTCGACGGCTGAAGAAGGGTTTGCGCTTCTTTCTGAGGAGTTGGGACGCGGTGCCGACGCTATGAGAAAATCCACGGAAGTTGCTAATGCGGCTCGTACTGCTCGCTTGGCGATGGAAGAGACCGCAACATTGGCAGTAACTCGTTTTGGTGAGTGGGTTCAGGAATTTAGTCCGAAGGAACTTCGTTTCTTGGATGACAAGTTGCTCCAGTTGAATTTCCCTGATAAGTTTCGTGAGCGGGCTAACGCCCTTAATACGTTCGTGGAAAATGCTCTGAAGTTCACCAAACCTGATGTGAAGTTGGATGAGGCAGCGTACACGAAATTGAACACGGCTTTTGAAGAGTATCTCAAAACCGTCAAGCCCAGTGAACAGAGTGAAGCCAAGTTAAGGGCGTTTATGATAGACGCTCAATTGCTGGCTTCCGAGGCAACTCATGCGGCCGAGATTGAGGGGATCAGGCAGCAAACAACGATGCGAGCGATCATGGGTGAGCAGAGAATGAAAGACATCAAAGCCGGTATGGAAGAGGCTTTGAGGGCTGCTGAGCAGGCTAAGCAATCGGTGGACCAGGCAGATCAAGCTGCTGCCGGTGCTTATGGGAAGGTCTCGGCGGTTTCGACTATCGACATGGGCAGCTTGGCGACTCAGACTCAATCGGCTGCCGATGCGATGTGGGACCTGGCGTATGCGTCGATGTCGGTGCAGACGCCAGCGGCTCCAGAGATGGCAGCCCGAGGAGGGCGTGTTGGTCGCTACTTGGCGGCCGGTGGCCCAGTCGGCACGGATGTGGTCCCCGCGTGGCTTTCACGCGGCGAGTTTGTGATGAATGCTGGATCGGCAAGCAAGTTTGCCTCCCAGCTTGTGGCAATGAACGCCGGTGTACAACCCGTCTTCCGTGGTGATGGTGGGAGCGTCACTAATGTCGGCGACATCAATGTGTCTGTTTCAGGCGGCGCGACTGGCCGCCAGACGGCTAGGTCTATCGCCGCCGAGTTACGACGCGAACTACGGCGCGGTACTACAACCCTGTAACAAGAGGAGTTTGCGATGAACATGAATGATTGTGTTACACTCCGGGACGGTGCTGCGTGTGAAGTGATCCGCGCTTCGAGAAAGC